TCCCACAGTTGTATTTCCACTTGTAGTATCGCAAGTTGCATCTACTAAACTGCTACCTGCTGGGTCATGTGCATTATAATCAGGGTCTGGTTTAATATATATTTTACCATTTAATTTGTAAAACTTTGGAAACATTTTTGTAGGAAAAGATAAACTATCGGACTCATCTCCTGCGTGTATAGCAAGAGTTGGAAGTTCTTGAGCCATTCTTCTTTTAGTTCCTTCATAACGATATACTGCTAATATTTTATCATATGCTAAATCAGAACCATTTCCAATAATACTTGTTCCAGTACTATTAAATCCATCTACTTCTACTTCAGAAGAAACAGTCCATAAAAATTTTTCAGGTAATGATGATACAATAAACTTAGCTCCAGCATTTAGATGCTCTACTAAGAATCTAGCTTTAGAACCATTTCCAGTTAAGTTATTTACTTTTTCCCATAATTTCATAATTTTTTCCCTTATGTAATTGGGTCCCTACAGGGAGAAAGGAGGTAAAGAACCTATAGAAACCCAATATACAAATTAACTATCTAATTATTTCCAGATAGCGTGTGATTCTGGCATCTTAAATTCGAAACCAGCTTCAGTAAGAATCATATCTACTCTCTTGTCTACACCTGAGTTTTCTAAGTTCTGAACTCCTACGTAAATTGAGGTATCACGATTCACACCATTACCAACTAATGGTCTGTATTTAACATTATTCATGTTAATAGCTAGGATTTTAACGTGACTTCCATCTAAAGCAATACATCTAGCAACATTCATTTTGCCGTATACTGTTGTGATTTCAGTTACATCTAAGCCCATTACTTTTTTACGACCAGTAACTGCTAGGTCTGCTCTAAATTGGTCATCGATGTCGATGTTTTGTTTAAAGAATCCACCTAGTTTATGCAACCAAGTATACACTTCAGTACTACATAAGAATACTGTTGCTGCGTCTTGGTTGTATCTTGGGTCTTGGTATTGTGACATATCTTGTAAGAAATCATCAATATTCTTTGATGAAGTCCAACTAAAGATATTACCATAATTCAAGATATAGTCTACTGCACCTTGTGTATGTGCTACACTTGAGTCAGTTACTTGAGAACTAAATAGTCCTGCGTGTTCTATATCCCATTTATGTTCAATCAACTTATCTTTCCAAACACGAGCCCATTCGTTTGGTTCATACTTTAGAGCTGTTGCTCTTGCGGTATTAGTCATTCCGAACTCAGTTCTGAAGATTTGTGTTTGTCCATAACCTGTTGAATATGGATTGTCTTTCCATGTAGTTCCTAATAATGAAGAACCTTCTCCGTAAGAGTTACCTACTACGTAAGTACGTTTTTCTTCTAATTGTTCTGCAATATCAAGATTGTAAGTAACACATTGTGCTACATTACTTGCATAGGAAGCTGATTCTAATACTCCAGGTAATCTTAGAATTTTACCTGTTACTAATTTAGCTTCAGCGGTTGCTGAGCCTGTTCCTGAATTTGCACTCAGATTAGCTGCTGCTTGAGCTGCTACTGCAGTAATACGAACCAACATATAATCTGTTGCTGCTCCGCCACCTGCTGAACTTGACATAGGAACCTTAATCACTTGATTAACTTGTAAGAACTCAGGAGCTGTTCCTGCATCTCCTACTTTAATCGCACCATTTGATTGTCCTTGTACGTTTTGAATATTACCTGCACTGAAATAATCAGTTGCCATGTATAGTTTTACTTCTCCACCTAATGATAACGCTGATGCATCTGATTCAACTATTGTTGCATCATTATGTACTGCTGCACTTCCATTGTGGAAGCCAACTACATATGCATAACGTTTCATAAATGATTGTCTCTTCTCGGTAAACTTAAATGAAGGGTCATCAGTTGGTGATTTAGCTAGTGTTGAAACTAGTCTAAAAAACGGTGTTTGAGCTAATGATAATTCAGAAAATCTATTACCAAAATCATACCGTCTGCGTAAATCGCCAGTTGATAGACCTGCAGCACTTTGTGTTGCAAATCCTTCAGTTAAGCCCGTAGAAGTGGCAATAGCTAATGGAGAATTGCTTGGATAACTTGTATCTGCCATTTTATGTCCCTCCTAAAGGGGTTGGGTGAAATAACTTTATTGTTATTTTACATTAACTTATCTAACCCAGCACCTTGAGCTAACAACTTATCAAAGACAGCATCATCCATTGATTGTTCTTCCGCTTGTACATTCCCACTTGACGCAACGCTTGTTGGCATTTGTCTAACATTTTTCATTTGTTGTATTACTTCATTTCTAGCATTACCAGCTACTTGCGTATCTCGGTTATCCCTGTTTTTCAAATAATAAACATCTTCTAATGATAGTCTATGTGATTTTGCATAACTCATTAAATCACTATAGTCACTTTCAGAAATATCGAATTTACTTTTAAAAGCACTTTCTTCTGAAGCTCTACGTGATTGTTCTGATTGTTGTTTTGCAAAATCTCCCAATCTTCGTTGTACTACTCCATCTACAGTTGCGTTAAACAACTTACCAGATGAAGAAGTTGGGTCTGACAAAGCATCGTCATAATCAAATATGAAATCTTCGTCTAATCCTAGTTGCTCTTTAATGCCCTTTGGGGCTGAGCCGCCGCCCTCAAAATAACCTCTCACATGAGTGATTAAATTGGGGTCTTCTTTCATCGCATTTAGTAAAGGCATATAAGGTTCTAAATCGTTTAAACGATTGTTAAGTCGTTTAGCTTCACGAGAAGAATCGCTATATCTCTTTTCTAAATTTGCTACATCTTCTGTAGCAACTTGTTCTGCTTGAGGAACCTCTTGTTGTTGAGGTGCTTCTTGCTGAACTTGCATTGGCTGGTCTAGTGTTTCACCCATAACTTGTTTGTCAAGCTGAGAAAAAAAATCTTCAGCCACAGTATCTTCGTCCTGTGGGGTTACTGGATTCTGTGCTTTAATAGCATCATCCTCTAGTAAGTTATCCGTATTTGCATTTTCGTTCATACTGTACTCCTTCTAATTTACAGTTAGTTTTTCTATTTATCAACACTATTCTTTTTTTCTAGTGCTAATTCTTTTTTTGCTAAATCTACGGTATCTTTCATCCTTCCTTGTAAGAGACGTTGTTCCATTTGAGTTTGAGTAACTTCTCTATCAACTGTTTTAGAACCTTGATTTATTTTATCTTTAATACCAGCTTGAATTAGCTGTCTTTCTAATGTTTCTATTGTACCTTCTTGGTCTTTCATAGATTCTTCCATTTGTCCAATTTGGCTTTCCATTTGTGCATACATACTTTTTCTTTGTAATAATGCTTTTTTATTTCTTATATCAGTTTGCTCTATCATAGCAACATCATCTATTAGTCCAGCTTGAAACCATTTAAAGTATTCATCTAATAATGCCCAACGATTTATAGGTTGAGTAGAACCAGCTACAATTCTAACATCAAATTTTGCTGATTGATAATCGTTAAATCTTTTTACAACTTCTCCAAAATCATTATAAATAGGAATATTTATACTTGCTTCTTGGACTTCACCAGCAGTTGCTCCAGCTTCTGGTTGTACAATTCTAAAAACTTTTTGTGAAGTATATGTAAATTGACTAATTTGTTTAAATATTTTTCCTACTTGTTCTAAAGCTGGTTCAACAACATTATTTACCCATTGTCTAATTCTTCTTGTTCCATATTCATCCATAGCCAACATACCACGATAAGTTTCATGACTTTGGTCTCCAGTACCTTGCATACTAGAAGAAATACCACTAATATACTCTATGTCTTGTTTACCTTGTTGAGTTACTGTATAAAAAGCGTTATTTATAGGTAAAGGTTGTATTGCAGTTGGAGGTTCAAATCCTTGTCTATATTTTAACATAGCTCCAGGAGAACTTGAATATTTTTCCCACTCTTCTTCATCTACACTTCCTTCTGTATATAACCATCTAAGATTAGAAGCTAAATTTGCATTATGTAACATAATTTGATGAGCTTTATTAATTTCTCTTTGTTTACCAACCATAGGCAATACTGCACCAACTGGATATGGAGTATTTGTATGTGTATATGCAATAGGAACAATTGGATATTCATCTATTGGCAATAAAGTTTCATATAAATACATATCTCCAACCGATGCACATACTTTAATTTGAGTTTCAAAAAAGTCAATTGCTTCTACAACTTGATTAGCAAAAGATTCAACTTTTAATTGCATTTCAAATGTAGCTTTATCTATTACTCTTTGTATTGTTTTACTTTGTGCTTGAACTAATTCTGCTTCCATTAATGCTTGTTGTTCTTGTAACTTTGCTTGCATTTCTTTTTGAGCTTTTTCTAATTCAAGCATCATTCTTTCTTCTAATATTTCACCTTCTGCTACAAGCTGACTAAGTTCTAATTCTTTTTCTTTTAAAGTTACTTCCATTTCAGAAAGTAAATCTTCAACTTGTTGTTGTGTTTGTTTTTTAATTAATTCTAATTCTTCAGGAGTTGGAGGTTGTTTTAACCATACATTTACAAAAGCAACTTTTTCTTTACTATATACTTCATAGTAATCAAGAATTTCTTCTTGTTCTCCTTCTAATGTATGTGCATCATATTCTACATCTCCAGGTTGAATAGTTTCAGATTCAT